GCTTGCCCTGGTCGACGAGTACCACTGCCACCCGAACTCCGGGCTCTACTCCGTCTTCCGCGACGGCCTGGAGCCTCGAGGGGCTCAGATGATCACGATCACGAACCCCGGCGTCTCGTTCGATTCGCCGCTGGGCCGACTGCGTGAGGGGATGCTCGGCTTCCCATGCGAGTCGGAGGGACGCCGGAGGGCCTACACCTCACTCGACGGGACGGTCGTGCTCGTCGAGTGGGGCCTGGAACCCGAAGACGATCCCGACGACTTCGCTCTGGTGACCAAGGCGAACCCCGCGCCGTGGCAGACCAAGGCTGCTCTCAAGCGCCGGAGGCTCTCTCCGTCAACCTCGGATGCCGAGTGGCTCCGATACGCCTGCGGGCTGTGGTCGGCGGGTGAGGACGCGGCGGTCGACGCGCCGACCTGGGACGGCCGGCGGGTGGACATCGGGCAGGTCCAGGACGGGGACGAGGTCTTCCTGGTCCCCTCGGTCGGGCACAACGCGGCGGTGGCCGTGGCGGCGACCAGGCCGGAGGGACGGATCGCGGTCCGCGCAGAGGTGCTGGAGCCGGTAGACGGGACCTCGATCTACGCGAGATGCGAGCAGATGCTCCGCGAGCTCTGCGAGCGCTACGACGTGATCGAGATCCACCACCCGCTCGGAGGGTTCATCCGTTCTGCCGAGCTGCTCGAGGCTGAGGGTCTTCCGATGGTCGAGGCGCCCCATTCCCCTATCCGTCTCGCGGCGGCCACGGGAACGTTCGACAGGTTGCTGAAGGGTGGGCTGCTGATGCACGACGGCGATCCGGTGCTCCGAACCCACGTCCTTGCGGGTCGGAGGAAGGTCCAGGAGACGGGCGAGCGGTTCGACCAGTCATCGGACCGCTCCAGGGGGTTGATCGCGACCGCCTTCGCCGTCCACGCCGCCTCGGCGCCAGTGATCGACGACGACCGATTCATCCTTCCGTCGGAGGGGATCGGATGAGGCTGTTCAACAAGCCCGACCTCGCGTTCGAGGTGAACATCCCGCCGGAGATGCAGGAGGGGATGACCGGTGGAGGCACGGTGGCTCCTCGGATCTCCCGGAGGCAGGCAATGCAGGTGCCGGCGGTCCTTCGGTCCCGGAACCTGATCGCGGGCACCTTGGCCCGCCTGCCGGTCCACATCCGCGACAAGCAACGCCGAGAAGCCACCCCGACGACCCTGCTCGAGCAGATCGACCCAGATGTCCCCAACGTCGTCACGATCGCCCAGACGTACGAGGACCTCCTGTTCGAGGGTATCTCCTGGTGGCGGGTCCTCGAGTTCGGGTGGCACAGCTATCCCACATTCGCCGAGCACATCTCGCCGGACCGGGTGATGGTCTCGGGCGGTGTGGTGTATCCGGTGGTCAGCGGGAACGGCCACGGCATCCCCGGAGCGAGCGGAAAGGTCTTCATTGACGGTCAGTCGGTCCCCGACGATCAGGTGATCCGGTTCGACTCGCCGAACCCCGCGCTCCTGGTCCACGCGGCACGAGCGATCAGGACGTGTCTGACCCTGGACGCTGCCGCTGCGCGGTACGCCGACGAGCCGATCCCGCTCGGGTATTTCACGCCGAGGGACGGCGCTCGGCCGAAGGAGGATGACCAGCAGATCAAGAACCTGCTGGACAAGTGGGCGATCGCCCGCGCTCGAAGGGCCTACGGATACGTCGGGGCTTCGTTCGAGCTCAAAACGCTCCAGTTCAACGCCGAGCAGATCCAGCTCGCCGAGCAGCGCCAGCACGCGGTCCTGGAGATCGCGCGAGCGGCGGGGATCGACCCGGAGGACCTGGGTGTCTCGACGACGTCGCGGACGTATCAGAACTCCGAGCAGCGTCGGCAGGACCTGATCGACTTCACGTTCGCGCCATACGTCGCGGCGTTCGAGCAGCGGCTGTCGATGGGCGACGTAACCCCTCGGGGCTACGAGGTGAAGGTGAACTTCGACGCCTTCCTGCGAGCGGACACGAAGACCCGCATGGAGGCCTACAAGATCGGCTCGGAGGTCGGCGCCTACATCCTGCCGGAGATCCGCGAGCTCGAGGACCGGCCGGCGATCCCGCGCTCCGCGCTGCCCCGGCCCGAACCGGAGCCCGAGACGATCCCGCAGAACGGAGGAACCGGTGCCGTGGCACGTCGAGAGCCGTGACGGCCGGTTCTGCGTGATCAAGGACGCCGGCGGCGAGAACGAGGGATGTCACGACACCCGTGAGGAGGCGAACAGACACATGGCGGCGCTGTACGCGAATGAGAACGAGGCGGCGACGGGGATCACCTTCGTCGACGACGAAGAGGTGGCGGCGTCGTTCACCGCCGACACCGAACGCCGGATCATCGGCGGCATCGTCGTGCCCTGGGGCAAGGTCGCCCGCTCGGGGTTCGCTCGGTGGCGGTTCGCCAAGGGTTCGCTCCGATGGGCGGATACCAAGCGGGTGAAGCTGAACCTGAACCACGACCACAAGCAAGCCATCGGATATGCCGCCCGTCTGCACAACACCGTCGATGGGCTCGAGGCGACGTTCAAGATCGCCAGGGGGGATGAGGGAGACAAGGCGCTCGCACTGGCCGAGGACGGTGTCCTCGACGGCTTCTCCATCGAGGTCGACTTCGATGACGGAGACGAGTGGTCCTCCGATCCCCACGACGAGAAGGTACGGCTGGTGACGCGAGGAAGGCTCGGTGGAGTCGCACTCACCGGATTCCCCGCGTTCGACGATGCGCGAGCTGACCGCGTCGCGGCAGCTCGGCAGCAAGGAGGAGGGATGGCTCAGAACGAGCAGGAGGACGCCGTCCAGATGGATGGTGAGCCGGAGGCGACGTTCGAGACGGCGATGGAACGCCTCGCCGCGAAGGTCGCTGACTCAAACGCGAAGCTCCACGAAGACCTGGCGCAGTCGGTCGGCGAGTCGATCTCGGCCGGCGTCCGAGCGGCGCTCGAGGACATCTCGGCACCGCAGGGACGCTCGACCGTCCGTGCCGCCCGCTATTCGGTGACCCGCGAGGAGCCGGTCTACCGCTTCGACGGCAACGGCGATTCGCTGGTGCGCGATGCCTGGAAGGCCGTGTTCGAGAAGGGCACGAACTCCGGCGAGGACGCGCTCGACCGGATCCGTAAGTACCGCCAGCAGCAGGAGGACATGGTCGCGCTCGTGGCCGAGAACTTCATCTCGTTCGCGCCGCAGTCCACGTCCACGGCCTCGGAGATCATCCCTCCGGGCTACCGCCCCGATCTGTACGTGCCCGACTTCACCAAGGGCCGGCCGATCGTGGCGCTCTGCTCGCAGGGAACGATCCCCAACGCGACGCCGTTCACCGTGCCGGTGTTCACCTCGGCGACCTCGGTGACGGCCGACCACGTTGAGGGTACGAACCCCTCCGACGGCTCCCTGGACTTCTCGCCCAGGGTGGTCACCCCGCAGGCGATCTCGGGAAGGCTCACGCTCACCCGTGAGATCGTGGACTCCTCGAACCCGGCGATCGACACGATCGCGCTGTTCGAGATGCGGGAGTCCTACAACCGCCAGACCGAGACGAAGGTCTACACGCTCCTGAACGGTACGAACGGCGCCGGCGGCACGATCACCGGCGACTTCGTTCCCTCCGGAGCGCAGGCCTCCACTACGGCGGGCGGCACGGACAACCAGACGCTCGTCAAGCACGTCCGCGAGCGCCTGGCCAAGTACCCGTTCAACCGCTTCGCCTCGCCCTCGGGCGCGGTGATGGGCTCGGGTGCCACGGTCCGTCTGGCGACGGCGGTGGACACGACCCAGCGTCCGCTATTCCCGTTCATCGGACCGGCGAACGTCACGGGGACGGGGAACACGATCCAGCAGGGTTGGAATGTGGACGGGCTGAACTTCGTCCCGGCCTGGGCCAACACCGGCGTGGCGGCAGGCGACTCGCAGATCATGATCTTGAACTCCAGCGACTGCTGGGTCTGGGAGTCCCCGCTGCTCACCTTCCGCTTCGAGGAGAAGCAGGGACCGGCAAACATCGAGCTCAACGTGTTCGGCTACTTCGCCACCCATCTCCTGCGGCCGGTGGGCCTGAGCGGGATCCGCATCACGTAGGACGGTTGGGGGGCCTCCGGGCCCCCTTCCCCTTCCGGGAAGGAGAACAGATGGCAGCACTCAGCACGAACGTCGTCGGCGACGTCGCCTCGGTCGCCCTCGCCGCGGCCTCCGGAGGTGGCGACACGATCACCGGCGGTCCCTCCGCAGGCGGGTGGGACATGTCGTTCCTCGTGGCGAACGTCGGCGGCACCGCGACCACGATCACGGTCGATGGCGTAGCACGAGGCCCGTTCACCTCGGTCCTGGCCGTCATCCCCGTCCGTCGATACAACGGCTCGAGCGTGGCGATCACCTACTCCCAGGTGACCGGCGTGACCGTCGGGTCGTTCAGGCTCGGCGGTTCCACCCAGATCAGCTTCGGAACGTAGGAGGCCCGATGGCGAAGACCGGACACTACGAGCAGGTCGGCGACGTCCAGGAGTGGGTCTGGGATGAGGCACCGGGGCGGATCGAAAAGGCCGGCGGCTACGTCATCCCGGGGCCGGAGTTCGACCCCTCGGCGGCTGCACCGACACCTCAGCCGGAGGAACCCGAAGCACCGAAAGAGGACACCGGCACCGGTAACTACGAAGACCGCACCGTTGTTCAGCTCAAGGCCCTGGCCAAGGAGCGCGAGGTCGAGGGCTACTCGACGATGAACAAGGACGAGCTGATCGAGGCACTCCGGGGATGATGTTTGCCACCGCGACCGAGCTCTGCGAGTGGACGGGCATCCCCCTACCCGACAACCTCGGCCGACTGCAGCAGCTCCTGTCCTCGGCCTCGGCGCTGATCCAGGCCTACTGCGGCCAAGACCTCGTCGAGGTCACCGATGACCAGGTGATGCTTCATCCGGATCCGTCGTGGTCGGTGTTCCTCCCGCAGGCGCCGGTTACGGACGTCTCAGCGATCACGGTGGACACCGTCCCGGTGACGGGGTTCACCTTCACGCAGGCGGGGGAGATCACCCGGACCGACGGCGGGTGGTTCGAGGGCACGGTCCTGGTCACCTACACCCACGGCTACCCGGAGTCCTCGAGCGAGTTCAGGCAAGTCCGCTCGGTGTGCATCGAGATGACGAAACGCGCCTATACCGCCGACGAGGCGGGGCAAGCCCTGTTCCAGGGTGGGATCCCTGCCGAGACGGTCGGGTTCCCGACGGCGCTGTTCCTGACCGAGTCCGAACAGATGATGCTCCCAAACCCTGCGCCGGCGGCGGTCGGATGAGGATCCGGGGGATCGCTCAGACCAAGGCGGCGCTGGCCCGCGTGCAAGTCCAAGCGCGAGCGGCGGCGCCTACGGCCTCCAAGGCGGCGGCGGGAGTCGTCGGACGGAACATCACCTCGCGAGCTCCCCGGAACACCGGAGCAACGGCGACCTCGGTGCGGGTCTTCTCCGAAGGCGAGACCGCCGGAGCCGGTCCGACGACTTCCTACGCGAGGTTCCCGGAGTTCGGTACGAGATTCCAGGCGGCGCAGAATTACATGGCCGACGCGGCGGATGCTTCCGAAGCCGAGGTCGTGACGACGATCGCGGCGATCATGAAGGCCGCGGTAGAGGGATAGGAGGGTAGATGGCTCTGCTCACGGTTCAGGCGTTGGACATCGTCGGTGTCGCCCCGTCGTTCGTAGCGGTCTCGTCCTCGGACGAGTTCCCCAACGACGGGAAGACGGTCATCGAGGTCAAGAACGGCGGTGGCTCGTCGGACACGGTCACGATCGACTCCCTGGAGGCGTGCAACCAGGGATCGGACCACAACGGCGGCTCGTCGGTGCCGGCTACTACCGGGGACAAGGTCTTCGGACCGTTCCCCATGTCCCGGTTCAACAACTCAAACGGCAGGGTGACCATCACCCATTCGTTCACCACCTCGGTGACGTGCGCCGTCTACCGGCTCCCGTAAGGAGGGGGTGAGATGGCAAAGCAGGTTGGATACCTCGGGTTCCTCAAGCGGAACACGACCGGGTCGACCTACGCCACGGTTGGCCAGGTTATGACCATGTCGGAGTTCGCGTTCGAGAAGCCACTGATCGACGTCTCGGCCCACGGCGACACGACGGCCGACTTCCTTCCCGGTCGTGCCGAGGGAAGCGAGGTCGAGCTGACCGTGGCGTTCGATCCCGCGGATGCTCAGCACGTCGCGATCAAGGCCGACTTCGACAACACGAACCAGACGGCACGGAACTACCAACTCCAGCACCCGAACTACTCCACGCGTTGTCTGCAGGCTCCGCTCCTCGCGATCAAGTACGGCGAAGAAGCTACCGATGACGGTGCCTACGAGATGCACGTGACCTTCAAGATCACGGGTGCCATGACCACGCCGGTGCCGTCATGAGTCTGACCCGCGAGGAGATCCTCGCATCTCGCGCCGACCGCAGGCCGGTGCCCCTCGAGGTGGCGGAGTGGGGCGGGACGATCTACCTGCGTCAACTCACGGTCACCGATCAGGTGGCGCTCTCGGAGAACAACACGCCGGCCGAGATGCCGGTGGCGGTGCTCATCGCCTGCATCTGCGACGAGAAGGGCACGGCTCTGTTCCACCAGGCCGACAAGGCCGAGCTCGCGCAGGAGTCGTTCTCGATCATCCTGCGGGTCTTCGCCGAGGCGGCCAAGCTGAATGGCCTGTCCACCGCCGAGCTCGACGAGGCGATGGCTTCTTTCGAGCGAGCCCGGACAAGCTCCGGGCCTTCCGCCTCGCCCTCGCTCTCGGCCGACCCGTCTCAGAACTCGGAGACCTCTCCAGTTCTGAGTTGACCGACTGGACGGCGTTCGAGCAGGTGAACGGCCCCTTGCTCGTCCATGAGCGGATCGACATCGGCTTCGCTCTGATCGCGACCCTGATGGCGAACGCATGGTCGAAGCGCAAGCGGAAGTTCGCCGACTTCCTTCCGCCCTGGTACGAGATCCCCAAGGCGAAGACGAGCCTGACCTCCTTCGAGCAGATCCTGGAGATGGCCGATGCCGACGATTAGCACGCTAACCGTTGACGTCGTAGCCAACACCCGGAGCCTGTCTCGAGGACTGAAGCTCGCGAGTACCGCCGTCATCGGGATCGGCGTCGTGGCTACCAAGATGGCGCTGGACTACGAGGACGCCTTCACCAAGATCTCGGCGGTCTCCAACGCGAGCGCTCAGGACGTCGAGAAGTGGAAGAAGCAGGTCCTGGAGCTCGCCGGCGATACTGCCAAGGCTCCCAAGGAACTTGCCGACGCGTTGTTCTTCCTCGCCTCCGCTGGCCTGAAGACGAACCAGATCATGCCGGTTCTCGAGGCATCGGCCAAGGCATCGGCGGCGGGGCTGGGCGAGGTCGCCGACATCTCCCGGCTCACCGCCAACGTCCTGAACGCCTACGCCGGGAGCGGGCTGAAGGCGGCGCAGGTGACCGATACGTTGGTCGCCGCCGTCCGAGAAGGCTCGGCTGATACCGACGAGTTCGGGACGGCCATCGGTCGGATCCTGCCGATCGCCAGTACCGCCGGCATCTCGTTCGACTCGGTCGCGGCCTCGCTCGCTTCGTTGTCGAACATCGGTCTGGACGTGAACGAAGGCGTCACGGCTATGCGGGGACTGTTCCAGGCCCTCGTTGCTCCGGGTGCCGCGGCCCGGGAAGCCCTGGCTGGCGTCGGGCTGAGCGCCCAGGAACTCCTGACGAGCCTCCAGGAGGACGGCCTCGTCGGTACGATTCGTCTCCTGGATTCAGCGGTGAAGAAGAACACCACGACCCAGGCCGACTACATGGGGACCCTTCGCGAGATCGTCCCCAACATCCGGTCCCTGACGGGTCTTCTGGGTCTGACGAGTCAGGAGGCCGAACGGGTCGACGGGATCTTCCGGCGGGTCGACGACTCCACCGGATCACTCGCGACGGCGTTCCGCGAGACCGCCGAGGGTCCGGGGTTCGCCTTCCGCCAGGCCCTCACGGATATCCAGGTGGTCCTGATCCAACTCGGCGACCTGATCCTGCCGCTGCTCGTCTCCGTCGTGGACTTCATCCAGCAGAACTGGACGCCGGCATGGGAGGCCGTGGTCGAGGGATTCAACAAGGCATGGGACGCCGTCCAGCCCTTCGCCCGGACGATCGGGGACATCCTCATCCCCCTGTTCCAGGCGGCGTGGTCGCAGATCAAGAACAAGCTGCTGCCAGCCCTCGAGGAGTTCAAGCCGCTGTTCATCCTAATCGGCGGTGCCGCGGTGGCCTTCGCAACGGTCGTCCTCGCTCAGGTAGCCATCGTCATCGCCATCATCTCCGAGGCGATCAAGTGGATCGGGAAGGTCGTCGACGCCTTCATGGAGGTCGTGGACTGGGTTCGGCGCAACCTCGCCGAGCCGATCGTCGGCGCGATCCAGAAGGTCATCGAGGTCATCGGCAACGTCATCGACTGGATCAAGGACCGATTCCTCGGAGCCTGGAAGGCGATCAAGGAGCCCGTGCTCGCGGTGATCGGCGCGTTCGTGACCGCGATCCAGACACTCATCGGATGGATCCGTGACGCGATCAACTGGCTCAGCCAGCTCGGTAAAGGGGTCGGTGAGGCCCTGGCCGAGAAGGCCATCGGGGGCGGCATCTTCGACGCGATCGACGGTGCCCAGCACGGCGGCATCATCACCAAGACCGGTCTCGCCGTGGTCCACAAGGGCGAGGTCTTCTCCGGCGTCAACAACGAGATGGGCTTCGGCGGCATCTCCGGAGACATCGTTCTGAACGTCGACGGACAGACCTTCGCGCGGATCACTCGCGACCAGCTCCTCAAACTGCAGAAGCGCAACGCCACCTCGGGCATATGAGCACGCCGACCCTCCTGGTCGAGTTCGAGACCGGCGGCCTGACCCAAGGCGCCCAACTCGACGATCCCGACTCGGCCGCGTTGGACTCGGCGATCCTGGGTCCGGTCGCCGCCGACTTCGATACCGACATCACGCAATACGTCCGGGGTGGGTCGACCAACCGCGGCGCCCAGCGTGAGCTGGAACGGATCGAAGCCGGGACCGCATCCCTGGTCCTGGACAACCGCGACGGACGCTTCACGCCGTTCTACGCCGCCGGCGCTTACTACCCCAACATCCTGCCGATGCGGCAGATCCGCATCCTGGCCACATGGTCTTCGACCGACTACCCCGTTTTCCAAGGCTTCGTGGAGTCTTGGCCGGTCGTCTTCCCCGGCGAGATGGACACTGAGGTCACCGTCTCCCTCGTAGATGGGTTCACGATGTTGGCCCGTGCCTTCGTCTCGGGGGGGTTCATCGAGCAGTCCTCGGGGGCGCGGATCGAGGCCATCCTGGACGCCGTCGCCTGGCCGGAGGCCGAGCGGGACATCGACGTCGGCATCCAGACCGTCCCGGCCCTCACCTTGGAGAACGTCTCGGCGCTAGAGCATCTCCAACAGATCGCCCACGCCGAGGGCGGGCGGTTGTTCATGGGCCGAGACGGCAAGGTCGTGTTCCGCGAGGACATCGAGGTCAACCCGGACCTGTCCACCCGGAGGTGGGCCGACGACGGTTCGGGGATGAGTTACCGGGACATCGTGATCGTCTGCAACGACGACCTGATCCTGAACGACGTCCACATGACCCGCACGGGCGGCACCGAACAGGTAGCGGTGGACCTGGATTCGCAGGCCGAGTTCGGCATCCGGTCCTCGGCTGAGACCGACATCCAACTGGCCTCCGACGGCGCAGTCCTTACCAGAGCGGAACTCCAGATCACCCGCTACGCCAACCCGATCCTGCGACTGGAGTCCCTGGTCGACAACGCGATGGCACACGACTTCTGGGACCGCGTCCTCATACGAGACCTGACCGACATCGTCCTGGTCGTGGAATCCCGCACCGACACGGAGCAGACCTCGTCGCTCGAAGGCATCTCCCATGAGATCGGCAGGGACGGGTCCTGGACGGTGACCATCGCTGTGGCGCCGTCCCAGATCGTCCAGGCGGGTGTCCTGGACGATGCCTCCTTCGCCCAACTGGATTCGACCGCGATCCTCGCGTAAGGAGACCCGATGGCCTGGACCAACCCGAAGACCTGGACCGTCGGTGAAACGCTCACGGCGGCGAACTTCAACACGCATATCAGAGACAACCTCAACGCGGTGGGACCGCACCTCATCATCCGCAAGTCCTCAGACGAGTCGGTGACCTCGAACACGACGGAGCAGGCCGACGATGCGCTCGTCCTTCCGGTGACCGCCAACGAGATCTATCAGGTTCAGATCGGGCTGCTGTGGACGGCCGGGGCGGGGAACCTCAAGGTCGGATTCACCTTCCCTGCCAGCGGGACGATCAACTTCTCCACCGACGCCCACGATGTCGGCGGCACGTTCGAGAAGAAGATCTGGCAGGGCAGCAGTTCCCCGACGACATCGGCGGACTTCCTGTTCCAGGGATCGGGCAACAACTTCCATCTCATCTCCGGGGTGTTCATCACCGCCGGCACCGGGGGGAACCTGACGCTGCAATGGGCGCAGAACTCCTCGAGCGGTACGGCGACCACGGTCAAGGCGAACTCCACGCTTTGGGCCGCCAAATTGGCATAGGGGGATAGATGGCCTGGACGACTCCTCGAACCTGGGTCGGTGGGGAAACCCTCACGGCGTCGAACTACAACACGCATATCCGCGACAACCTGAACGCGCTCGGCCCGCACCTAATCGTGCGGAAATCCGCAGATGAATCAGTAACTTCCAACACGACGCTGCAAGACGACAACCATCTGATCCTTCCGGTCGTGGCGAATGAGATCTACCGGGTGGAGTTCCTGGTCATCTTCAGCGGAGCGAACGGCACCGGGGACATCAAGATTGCATTCACCTTCCCATCAGGTGGACGGATCGATGTCTCGGCACTCGCCGCGAACACCGGCGGCAGCTTCTCCACAGAGTCCTACATCAGCAGTTCCACCAGCCCCACAGCGGGGAATGCGTTCAACGGTCGCGGGACATCGGTTCGCGTCGCTATGCCGATCGTCGGCATCTTCACCACCGGAGGGACCGGCGGAAACCTCACCCTGCAATGGGCGCAGAACACTTCGAGTGCCACGGCCACCACGGTCTACGCCAACTCGACGCTGTACGCGGTGAAGCTTGCCTAGCTGGTATCCCGCCGATTACTACATCCAGCCGAAGTACGAGTCCTACCCCGACCTCATCCTGGTAGACGTGGCCGCGCCGAGGCTCCGTCCCCGCCGGCGGAACTTCTGGGAGAAGGCCAGGGACAAGGCGATAGCCGGCTGGGCCGAGTGCGGGGTCTCCTTCGAGATCATCGAGCAAGTCACCGGCTACAACTGCGGCGAGATCACACTTGACCTGTACGACACCGACGACGGGACCAAGGGACAGGCGGCCACGCTGTATCCCCCGCTCCCGTTCGATTGCACCGAGGGGGCCTGGGCCAGGGTCGACCTGGAATGGTTCCAGCAGCAATGGATGTCGAAGGTCGCCGCGCCGCTGCAGGCCGTGATCGGCCACGAGCTCGGCCACACCCTGGGGTTCGGCCATGGAGGGACGGGGATCATGGCGCCGTATGCCACCGAACGGATCCCCAACGCCGAGGAGTGCTCGGCGCTTCGAGCCTACTGGGAGACCTGATGGCCGAATGGACACCGCAACCTTCACACCGCCGGACCCGCTACGGCGTGGTCCACTACGGAGGTGGCTGCCAGGACGACTACCCGAACATGGAGGTTTACGACGCGACCCCGAAAGGCTCCGGCCTGATCCTGGTGCTCCAGCGGCCGGCCCTGAAAGCCCTGCTCGCCGCTCAGGTGAGATACGCCAGGCGGATGGGCTGGACCAAGGCTCGGATCGAGAAGACCACCGTCAAGGTCGGCAACCGGAGATACCCAGAGGGCAAGACCATCATCTGCCTGCCCGGAACGAACCGGAGTTGCGAGACCCAGGCCATGCTCTATCGGCGCGACCCCAATCGCTACGCGTCTCCGAACACCACAGGTCATACACGTGGGTTCGCGCTGGACGTCTCCGGCGCCCAGGGGAACCTGGCCGTTATCTACCAGGTGCTTGCCGCCGAAGGCTGGAAACGAGTCAGACCCGACGACGAGCCTTGGCATTGGGCCTGGGGATACGCGGTCTGACGGTCATCTGAGCGACGGCTGTACGACCTATTGGAGGAGGTCGGATGTCCGCCGACACTGAACCGATGGTCCCCGAAGAGGTATGGCGCCGGCTCCGCAAGCTCGAGGATGCCGTCGAGAACGGGCGGTTCATCCGCCGGGACATCTTTGACCTGGTCGTCTCCGATTTCCGTACCGAGATCGCCCGCTCGAACGAGGCACTGGGTGAGATGCGCTCCGAGATGAAGGCCGAACGCGAAGACCGCGAGAACGAACGCAAGGCGTTCCGCAACCTGCTCATCGGGACGCTGCTCGCTGCCGCGTCATCACTCGGCGTGTCCTTGTTGGTCGGGCTGGCGAACCGGTGAACGAGAGGATCTTCCGTCTCATATCAAGCGTCTTGGTCGGTCTGATGCTGCTCGGGATCGCCGCCGGGTTCGTGGTGATCCTGACCATCCCGGCGCAACTGGACCAGACCGAGCTCGACATAGCCTGCGTCTCGGCGCGGTCCAACATCGCTCAGCTCGAGGCGTTGACGGACATCTCCAGGAGCCTCGGGCTGCCGACCCACTTCATGGTCCCCGACCTACCCCCGGAGTGCATGTGAGATCTGCCCTGATGATCACGTTCATCGGCATGCTCGTCCTGGCCGCGCTTGCGTTGGTCCCCCCCTCAGCGGCGCGGCCAGGATGTACCCAGACTGGTACTAGCGAGCGCGACGTCATGGCCGGCACCACGAACCGCGACGTGATGTGTGCTCTCGCTGGCGCCGACTACGTCCACGGCGGCGCGGGGTCGGACTTGCTCCTCGGTGGTGCCGGCGGCGACACCTTGGTCGGGGGTAAGGGCAATCCCGACCGTGCCCGTGGACAGGGTGGGGACGACCGTCTGTTCGTGGTGGACAACCAGCCGGGGGACAAGGCCATCGGCGGGGAAGGCTTCGACCAGTGCTTCGTGGATCAGGGTGACGTCGCCCGTGGTTGCGAGCGCACCTTTCGTGGACACTCGATAACAGTCCACCAGTACCGCGCGCTGCAGCGGTCATTCTTCGGTGGGCTGACGCTAGCCGAGGAACTGATCTCAGAAGTCCCGACCG